CGCCAATGTCGTCGGGGGCGCGATCACCTCGTACACGATCAACAATGGTGGCAATTGTTATGCCAGCTACTCTGGCAGCACGGAGCTGACGGTGGTATCCCTGCGCGGGTACCAGGGCGGAACGTCAGCCCAGCCGTGTCCGGTGATGCCCACAGGAATGACAGCGACCATTAGCGGGAACGCGGTGACCGCGATCACTCCAGGCGGAGGGAGCAACAACGGCTCAGGCTGCAGCGGCACCATTGACGTTCAGGTCTACCAGACGCCGAATGTCAACTACGGGGTGATCTTTAATAACTCCGACAGCAGCGCCAAAGACATTGTCTCTTACGTTGGCAGCATCGCTGCCTTCACCACGGGTGGGGGCGACGCCACGTTCATTCATTTACATCCTTCGGTGGTGCCGAATGGCATCATCACGATTGGTGGAACGCATTTCGTCGGTACGGAGATCGACGACGTAGGCGGTTACGGATTCCAGATCCAGTACCCGTTTCTCGGCGAGGGGACCTCCATCGAGGGTACGAACGCGTACGTTGGCGGTAACCGGTTCCTCAACGGATCGGCCACGTACTACTTCGCGGCAGCAACGGCAGTCGCTGACCCGGTGAACATCGGTTCCTCGGGAGCGCTCTGCACCGCAACGCCGGCCAGCGCGGTGGCTCCTCCCGATTGGCAGGAGTTTGTTACCCAATCGGGAACCATTAATTCTCCAGCGGACTACCTCTCGAAGGCGCCCGTGGGACTGTCTGTTCTGGGGAACGATACGAGTTGTGGACAAACCATGGGGGACTATTCTCCCGGGCTCACTACCGGCACGTCCAACCAGGCGTCGGGTAACGTAATGGCGCTGGGGACAGCGACCAGCGGGACCAACTACAACTCCGGCATGAGCAAGTGGAACGCCAGCTACTGGAATGGCTCGGCGCCGGCGGCGGACTCCTGGACACTGAACAATGTGCTCGGCACGGGCACCAACCCAACCAGCACCCTGACCTTTGCTCATAGCGGAAGCTCAGGCGCGGCGGCGTTGGCGCTGCCACCGGTCACTACGGCGGTGACGCAATCGGCCGGAGACAACAGCACCAAGGTGGCGACGACTGCGTATGTGGCCAATGCGGCGGCCACGAACCTGAGCGGCACTGGGGTAGATTCGGCACCCTATCAGAGTGCATCGGCAACCACCGGGTATATCACCGCTCCCACGACCAACGGCCACACGTTCGTGTATGCGTGGCAACCGGCGGGCAGCGCGGTGGCACCGAGTGCGCTGGATTTCTCGACCTATCTCGCGTCTCCTCCGGCAATCGGCGGGACCACGCCGAATGCGGCGAACTTCACCACCGTGACCACAAGCGGAGCACAGACGGCGCCAGGATTCAATCTGCAATCGGGTGCGGCCGGCCCTTACTCCACCTTCTTCGATGACTTCTATACCGGGGCCAACATGGCCAGCGATCCCATTGGTTCGCCGACGGCCGATAGCTGCAGCCCGAGCGATACCTATACGGATAACAACCACCCGGGGAATATGCTGCTGACGGCAGGAACGGGTGGCACGGGTACCGGGATCGTTTGCGGCCTGGTCTCGGAAAACCCCGCGATCACCTCGGCCAACACTTCGCAGGGATGGACGTGGGAGACGGCGGTCTATGTGCCCGTCCTGCCTGGGACCACTACCGGTGCGTACCAGGCAGGGATGGCGCATACTCCCAATGCTAATCCGTGGACTACGGGGATCGGCTTTTACTTGTCCAGCGCCAATGGAGTGGTGAATGACTGGTATTGCCGGTATAACTCGACCTCCACAGATAGTGGAGTTGCGGCCACCGTGGCCTGGACCAGGCTGACCATGGTGAACGATGGCACGAATGTTCATTGGTACATTGGCGGGACGCAGGTGTGCGGAACCGGCGTGGCGATCGCGAGTATTCCTTCGAGCACGCAGTACCCGGCAGTGTGGTCTGCGACCGCGCTGAGCGGAACTTCGGTGACCATGGCTTATGACTACATCAACTGGCAGCGAGCGGTGAGCAGGTAACTTTATGGACAATCTCAAGGTATGGATTCATGGGCTGGCGGCGGCCGCTGTCTCCGCGTTTGCCTCGGCGGCCAGCGGCGCGATCGCGCTGCCTGCGGTGTTCACGTTTGATAAGACGGGATTGCTGAATATGGTCAAGCTGGCTACTGTGCCGGCATTACTGGCCGTTTTTGCTTACCTGAAAAGTAGTCCGGTTCCGGCGCTTACTGTCACGACCAGTAAGAACGGGTAAGAAAAGCTTAATCGGGCTTCTTAACCTCTAAATGGACCCTGGGTCTATTTTCTGGTAGAGATCCCCAGTAAGGTTTCTTCGCAGGCGTCACCGAGTTTCTGTTCTCACAACACACATAAGGAGCTTTCCCATGGCATTCACCTGGCAGTCAGCCGGGCACGCATTCGCGTCCCTGTTTAAGGATGTCGTCACGGTTTCAAAGAAGGTGGTCACAGCTCTCGGTGGCCTACAGAACGAGGCGCAACTGATCGAGTCGCTGACTTCGCTGGTAAGTCCACAGGCGGCGGCGGTCGAGCAGATTGCTTTCGGCGCGCTGGGCGAGTTGATCGCTGCTGTCCAAGCGACAGAGACCGCAGCCGGCGCCAACGGCGTCAACGTAAGCTTCGATGCTTCTGTAATCGCAGAAGTGAAGAAACTCCTCGCGGACTTCCCCGACGTCGTCGCCCAGGTCGAGGCGGCTTTCGGCAAGATCAAGTAAATGGCCCTGCGCATGTCGTGCCTCATCCACGGTGTGTTGTTCCTCCTCCTCCTGGGGTGTGCCGCACATCGGCCTGTCGCCGTGGCGCCCCCCGTACCCGATCCAGAGATCTCAGAAGCGAAAGACTTTGTGCTGGCGGTGGCCGACAAGATGCCCTTGTGGGATGCCGACGCGATCTCGAGATACGAGCTGGTCGAGATCGCCACGGTTAAGGCCGATATCGCAATGGCACAGCAGGCAGAGGAGAAGGGTCCCTTCCTCGAGTATGTGGCCAGGCTGCACGACGACTGGGATGCGTTAGTCGCACTGGACGAGATGCTAAAGAAGGAGACGCTTACATGAGCAGCAAACACTGGATCGAACAGGCGATCAAGAAGCCCGCGACCGCAAAGGCCAAAGGCAAAGGCAGCACGGATAAGACGGGCAAGCATGCGCGACTGGCTGAGACCCTGCTGAAGATGCGGAAAGAGAAAGGCTAACCCATGGCTCACACACGATTGATAACCCTGAACGGCAGCGGGGGCGCATTTGTCGCCGTCTCTGCAACCCAGGTGACGCGGCGGGTCGAGATCATCGAAGACGGAAGCGCCAATGGCGGCACGGGCCAGGGGCTTGCCTACCAGTTCAACGATGGCTCCTCCACACCGTTCACCACTACCTATACCATTGAGCCACAGTCGGAACCGATTGTGCTGGGCACGCCGGTCCCGCAAGGCGCAGGATTCGGGTTGGTGGTGGGTGTACCGCCAGATAACTCGGGCGGATACTCACTGGCCGCGACCCTGCTCATCAACGTGAAGTCGGCGAGTACCAACACCACGATCGCCCGGGTCACTGAGTTTGATTAACGCGGAATTATGAAGAAACTTTTACTGTTAGTGCTCGCCACGGTTCCCTGCTTCATCGCCGTCCAGGCGCAGAACGCCGGCCAGATCATCGCCGCAGAGTACGGTGAATTCAAAGTAAGTGGCTCGTCGTCCGGCGGCTTTTCCTTTCCCCCTGCAACTTGCCAGGTCACCGGCGGAGGCAGGAACTTCGCTGCTTTTTCCGCCGGCACCCCAGTCAAGATTGTCGACAGCAACCCCAACCTCACCGAAGTGGCCACACCCAGCTCGGTGTATATCGGCGCTTGCAGTCTCAACATGGCAACGGTCTACAACCATGTGCCGCCGTTCTATCTCACCTCGGGCACGGGCGGTTTGCAGGAAGCGATCAACGCGAACCAAACCAATGACGGGCCAAATACCATTGTGCTTAACGCGGAATGGTACAAGCTGATTAGCCCGGGCAACGCGGCCAGTGTGATCGCTTCTGTACATGGCATCCCAGACCTTGGGCTCGAAGACGTGACCACGGCGCCCTCCACCTTCTACCAGTGGAACGGATCGCAGTACACCGCGGTGGCGGTCGGCTCGGGCACTTATAACCAGGGATCCGCGGGCGCGGTCACACAAACCGTGACGGCTAAATTCCAGCAAGCGATCAGCGTCAAAGATTTTGGTGCAGTGGGCGATGGAGCTCACATGGCGGCGGATACGGCCGGCATCCAGGCCGCGGTGGCGGCAGCCACTGGTTCAGGGAAAGCCGTCTACGTGCCCGCGGGCAATTACCTGCTCGATAACAGCGTGGCTGCGGTGCTCTCAGGGGCGCAGAACGTAATGATCTATGGAGATGGGCTGTCGTCTTCCCTGGCCTGCCAGACCATTGGTACCAATGACTGTATCGCTTCCACCGGAGCTACGGGGTTCGGCCTCGAGAACCTGGCTATTTCTTTTGGACCAACCGCCACCGCCAGGACCTCGGGCTATACGCTGGACGTTCAATCCTGCACCAGCTGCTCCTTCGATGGGGTCACACTGAACAATGGAGACCTGAGCGGATTCCGCCTGGCGAGCTCGGTGCATACCTCCATCCACAACATGAGCATTGCCAACTTCGAGGCCAACGGACTGTTCGCCATCAACAATCAGGATCTGCGGGTAAGCGGACTCTCCTGCGCCAACAATGCGGATGCCTGCTTTGAGACCTCGTGGTATGACTCGCAGTACTCCGCTTACGGGATTCCCTGCCAGGACATCACCGCGGAGGGCATCACCAGCAGCAACGATACGGAGACCATTCTTATCAACTCCTGTAGCAACGTTACGGTGAATGGATTTGTTTCCCTTGGCTCGGGCAGGGAGGCGGTGTTTGTGGGAGAGGACAACACCACTACCACCACGCAATGGCCGGACAGGATTTCGATCTCCAACGGAACCATCTATGGCTCGGGGTACGGCACGAATAGCCGGAACTCCGCCACGGCGCAGGCCCTCTATATCAACGTGGGAGCGGCGCCCGGCGCGGGGGTTATTTCGCACGTCTCTGTGAACAACATCGTCGCCACCCACATTAGTGGCTGGGGTCTGCAGATGGCAGAGTTGCAGAACGACGATTTGCAGTTGAGCAACCTGCGCTTCTACGACGTGGGCTCCGGGAACACATCCGGCTGCCTGCAATTCGAAGGCAACGAAATCAATATGGATAACGTATCGTGCACGCTGAGCGGCACCTACGGGCTGTACATCGTAAACACCAAGCGCCTCACGTCTACCAACTTTACCAGCACCTCGGCCAACCAGGTAGGCAGCGGGACCCAGGCGTTGTATAACACCTCGACCGGCGTGATCAACATGAACGGGCTGACCTTTGTGGATACCAACGCCACCACCTACACCAGCTCGGTCTATGACAATACCAATACCGGCGGCCCGCACCAGTTTGTGAATATGCTCTCGAGCGGCACCATTACTCCGCTGGGCCCGACTGCAGCCAGCGCCAGCGATACGGTGTTCATCTACGCGGACCCCGTGCACGCACAGGTATTCCGCAACGGGGGCACCATCTTCTCCTATGCTCCGCCGAATGTTTACCTGACGCCGACTGCGGGAGCAACTTCGACCGTGTATCAGCCATCGCCCCAGTTCTACGTGCAATCGAAATGCTGGGCGGGTGGGGCGCAGGTAACCGAGAGTGTGGCCTGGGTGGATATCTACCCCACACTCAGCACGGAGTCCTGGGCTTTGACCCAGCTCGGTGGGTGCGGCTTTCCGTTGACCATGGATGTAACTGCGGCGCTTTCGTTTACTGCGAATATCATCAACGGCACCATGATCTCGGGCAAGCATTTCAGCGGGCTTACCACGTCCGCGCCCACGGCGGCTGCGGGCACGGGCGCGGGAACTTCGCCGACGATCTCGCTCAATGCCAACTCCAACGACTTATCGGGCTATCTTAGCGTGACCACCGGATCATCGCCGGCAGCGAGCGCCACCGTGGCTACGCTGACCTTCGGGACGGCCTACTCCACGCTGGCCAAGTGTGGTCTGTGGCCGGCAAACGCCGCGACCTCGGCGCTCTCCGGGGCGGGCCAGGCGTATATCCCTGTGGGCTCGAATACCGCTTTCACCATTGCCTCGGGCGCCACCGCGTTAGCGGCGAGCACTCTGTACACCTGGGGATATACGTGCACGCAATGAGGCTGCCATGGATATCCCGCTCTTCGCACCAGGAGATGATGGCCCTGGTGACCACCCAAGTGGACGAGTTGACCCACGAACGGAGAGTCTTACTCGACCGGCTGGCTACGCTTGGACTGGGTGGACCTCTGTTCAGCTCGGCCTCCTCGGACGACTCCTCAGAGACCGCCGATCCGCTTGATCCGGAAGCAGAGGAAATAGAGAACTTGCTGCAGTCGCGGCGAAGGCCCTCGAAACTCGCCGATGCACTCACCCGCAAAGCCTATCGCGATTACCACCGCGTGCAGACCGGGGCCAATGTGAAGTGGATACCCAAGGTTGAGGCAGTCACCGCAGCACTCGATGAAGCAGAAGCATTCGGGAAGATGAATACATCCCTCAGCAGCTAAATCCGCGCAAACGACTCTATACGAAGGGCACGGCTTCAGCCGTGCCGTACAGCATTAGGAAAGAAACAGGCGTAAATGGCCACATATCCCGGTGTTGGAATGACCCCAGCTTCGCAGATGCAAATACCCCAGGCCCAGCGCGGCATGGAGCATACGCCCTCAGACCCCATGCAGGGTACCGCGGACGAGCCACAGAACAGCGCCCAGCTCAGCGAAGAGGACCAGCAGCGCCTGATCGCGCTGGTGCGCAGTTATAAAGACCAATGGTCACAAGACCGCGTAGTGCTGATGCAGCGCTGCCTGCAGAACCTTGAGTTCTTCAAGGGCAACCAATTCATCTCCTTCGGTCCGGGAGAGTCTGAGTTTTTTAACGCGGTCGACTGGATGAACCAGGGCGACCACGCCCAGGACGCCGACGATAAGGATCTGTATCAGTACTGCAATAACTTCTACCAGATGCTGGCCACAGGCTTCGTGGCGGCGCTGGCTCCGCAGGTGCCTAAATCCAAATGGATGCCGGAGGACGCCGAGCAGCTTGCCGATGTAACCACAGCGAAAGCGGCACAGACCCTGATTGGCATTATTGAGCAGCAGAACCGCGAGCAGTCGCTGCTCAAGCAACAGTTGCTGTATCTGTACACCACAGGAGCCGTGTTCCGGCATACGCGGTACGTGGTGGATGGGGAACGCGCCGGCACCACGCGCGAACCGGTCTTCAACGAGACCGAAACCCAGCTGGCCCCCGATCGTTACCACTGCTTCCATTGCGGCGCCACCTCTGCGGCAGAGGCGATGCCGCTCGATGGACACCGTTGTGCGCATTGCCAGCGGCCCCTGGGAGAGGATTCGTTCTTCCCCGCGGAGTATGGCCCGGTGATCCAGAAAGTGGGCGAGGAGGAAGTACCCAACGGCATGGTGGCGCAGAACCTCTACTCCCCGCTGGAGGTGGACTGCGACCCGGCTGCCAACAACCTGCGGCAGACGCCGATTCTTAATCTTGAGGTAGAGGTGCACCTGGGCGCATTGCGCGCGGCCTACCCTGATATGTACGAGCAAATCTCGGCCAGCCCTTCGAGCGAGCTTTCGTCCAACGGAAGCATCGACCGCATCGCCCGGCAGCAGGTGTACGCGCAGACCGGCGCGGCCTCGAGCATTCTGCAAGACCAACGGCCCACGCTGTCGCGCACGTGGATCCAGCCCTGGGCCTTCGACCTGGAAGATGACCGCGAGTTCGGCGAGCGGATGCGGGCCGCATATCCCGCAGGGTTGTTGCTGGTGAGCACCGGGGCCACTTTTCTCTCGGCACGCGAAGCTTCGCTGACCCGGGAGTGGACGTGGGCCGGCACGCACGAAGGCTTCGGCCTGTTTCCCCCATCGATCGGCGACATCGTTGTGCCCTTTCAAAAGCGCTACAACGACATGGCGAATATCCTGCATGAGTTTATGGATCGCTGCTCTTCGGGTGTAACCCTGGCCAATGCGGACCTGATTGATACCAAGTCGCTGCAGGGCAAGCCGATGCTGCCTGGGGTTCTGAACCTGGTCAAGCTCAAGCGGACCGGAGCTCCCGGCTCGGTGCGCCTGGCCGACGCGCTTTACCAGTTCCAGTTCCAGATGCATGAGGAGGCCTTCAGCTATCTCGATAAGCTGGCCTACAACGCGCAGATGTTTGCCGGCATTCCGCCCCAGGTATATGGGGGCGCGGGAGACCCGTCGGTTGAGACCTTTGGCGGCCAGCAGCAGCAATTAAATTCCGCGCTGGGCAAGCTGAACATTTATTGGGAAAACCTGAAAGAAGAACACGCGAAAGCAGATGAGCTGGCGGTGAATTGCGCCAAAGACAACCTGACGGCGGACATGCGGCAAGTGATTCTGGAGCGGGGTTCCGAGTTCAGAAACGATTACATACGGTTAGATGACCTGCAGGGCAGCGTGCATGCTTATGCGGATACCGACCAGGGTCTGCCGGTGACCGCGGCCGAACTGCGGCAGCGCTGGATGGATCTGATGCAGGCAGCGGCGAGTAATCCGCTGGCGCAGGCAATCTTTGATGATCCGACCAACCAGGAGCAGGCAGCGACGGCACTGGGCGTACCGAACATGGTGGTTCCGGGTGCGGCCATGCGCGCGAAGGTGCTGCAGATCATTGACCGGCTGTTGGCGGCGGAGGCGGTGCCGGTGGTCGATCCGCGAACCGGTCGGCCTACGGGCCAGGTGCGGCCGACGATCCTGCCGGATAAGGCAATCGACGACTTCACCGTGCTGAAGCAAGTTGTCCGGCAGTACTGCCAGGAGAACTCCGATATCCCGGACAATAATCCCGCCGGCTGGCAGAATCTGTTGGCGTACTTTTCCGCAGCGGTCGCGATGGAGACGCAACAGAAGGCGGAAGCCGCGCAGCCGCCACCAATTCCTCCGCATGAGATCAACGATGTGGTGAATACGGTAGGTAGCCTGATGCATCTGCCGCCGCACGCTACATCAGGAAACATTCAGGGCCAGGTGCAAGCGGCCAACGCGCTGATCAAGTTAGCCGATAAGTTGCAAAGCTAGCCCCGTCCCGACAACCAACGCTGGGTGCCCCATTCTTCGCCCGTTTTTGGCGATGAGTGGGCAACCACTGCGATAACCCTATAACTCTTCAAGGTAAACAGAAAGCA